GATACTGATCGTCAGTAGAATTTAACTTTTTAAGATTAGAATCAAATTTCTTTTGTATACCTTGTGCAAAATCTAGAGCTGCTTTTTCTCTTCTTTCAGCTTCTTTTTTTTGAAAGACTAGTTTATCAATTCTTTTTTGATAATCTCTTCTCGACTCATTAAGGTTTGGTTTTTCTTCTTCAGTTTTAGATTCAACTTTTTCCTCAACAGAAGTTTCAGGTTTATCTTCTGTAACTTCTATTTGTGGTTTTTCTGTTTTATCTTCTTCTGGTTTGTCGTGTCCTGTATAACCTAAATCAACTTCACCAACATTTAAATTAGGTGATTCTTCTTTTTTTGATTTTTCTTCTACAGATACATTTTCTTCTTTAACATTATCGGTATCTAATTCTACCTCATGCTCTTTTGCCATAAGTGCTTCCGCACTATAGTCTTTTACTTCTGCCATTTTTATTCTCCTTTATTTAAAATAAATGGAGAATATCTTCTGGCTTACCTATAGTTCCTATGATCTCGTCATCATTGAGTATTCGGTGTTCACCGAATTTAGTCTGAAATCTACTTCCAGAGTATCTGCCATAAATAACAAATTCTCCTTCTTTACACCAAGCACCCTTAGGAAATTTTTCTTTATCTTGATAACAAAGGTCACCCTGTTTAACAACTAATCCAACGACTGTTGTCATTTGAATTTTGTCTTGAGTTTCGTCTGCTAAGATTACACCGCCTTTTGTTTTTGCTTGGCCAGACCATGGTCTAACTAGCATACGGTATCCTACTGGGTTGGGTATGATTTCAAGATATTCTTTGATGCCTTTGGGATCTGTTGGAATTTGTGATTTAACCTCTTCTTTATTTTTTTCGTTACCGAAATCTGTAAGTTTAGGTTTTATCAATTGTACCATCGTTATCCTCCTTTTGCAGGTTTTTAATATCCTGAAGCAGCGTTTCTAAGGCGCTGAGTCTGCCCCGAGCATACATTAATTGGTCGACCGTTTCAACCCCATAGCAAAGGTGGTCTCTAATATCTTTAATTGATTTATTTATTACATTAACGATCTGTTCTTTAGTGTGATAATCCAACATTATTAAAAATAATTTATATTTATATTACATCTAGCCCAATCATTAGTACAATTGGTACTTAAATGTTCTTCACTTGAATCAAAAATTAAAATTCTATTTGCAACACTTTTTACTTTTGTGCCATCTTTAAATTTAGTATATCCATCATTATTATTTATATACAATAATGCTGTTTTGTTTTTATAATTATAATCTGTATGCCATCCATGCTCATATAGTTTTTCCCTTCCTGGATATAAATTTGTTCTAAGTCTTATCAAAGATTTAACATTTAATTTGTCTAACATGGGTGTAAATTTATCAAAAAATTCTGAACAAATTTGATAATTAATAAATAAGGTATGAGTTTGATAATATAAATTACCTAATACTTCACCAGAATTTGATATTTCTTTTCCAATAAACCAAGAAAATTTATCGGAGTTTAATAAAGTACCTAGTTCGTTAAAATAAGATGGTTCTAAAAAATTATCAATAATTTTTATATCCCCTTGAATCATAATTTAAATTGTTGAAGTATTTCTAATTTTTCTTCTGCTTCTGATATTTTTGTAATTAACTTATCTATTTCGTCTAAGTGTTGAGGATGTTCCCCAATTGCTACAGGTTTTTCTAAATATATTTGGATAGTGGCATCGGCTTCAGATATCTGAGCATTATATCTATCTTCTAGTGCTTGTATTAGTGCTGTTCTTAGACCCATAAAGAATCTATATATTATTTGTATGGAAAGTAAATACTTTTTATTTTACCTTGTGCTTTAAGTTTTCTAAGATCACCCTTGGTTAATTTAGAGTAATCTATTTCATCATCCTTACGCTTACCATAAAGCCAAGTCCATGACCATGAAGTTAAAGCAGTTGAATAATGATATATTTTTTTTACAAACCAAGTTATCATTATATTTTTTGCATCTCTGGATTATTTGATAGAATGTTTTTTTCTGCTCTAGGTCTAGCTACTGAATCTTTACTTCTTTTTCTAAGTTGAGCAATAGCAGATTCTTTCATCTGTTTTTCTTTTTTAAGTTTTTGTAGATCTCTTTCTAGATTCATTTTTTATCCTTATTCATTCCACCTCTAAAGATTTGAGTTCCCTTTATGCCATAGATGCTCGCCACGACAAGAATCCATAAATTTGTAAACCACGATGGAAGCTGCGAGAACATCTCGAAAAACAATTTTACTTTGTCCATAGCCGTTGGATCCTCCGATACGACTGCCCAGGCCAGAATTACTATCGGGGCACTTAATACCAATAATACCGCCTCGTCCTTCCAGTCCGATTGTCTGGCTTCTAAAAGTTTTCCTTGGTAAGCTTCCTTACCCTCGGCCATACGAGACGCATGCATTAATTGTGCATCTGACATTGCTATTTTAGTTCTTTGTTTATTAGCGTAAATTTTTGATCCTGCAGAGACTGCAAGTTTAATAGCTGATAACCACATTATTTAACTCCTATAAATTTATATCCTTTAATTGCTGCACCTACACCTTTTATTCCATCTGGTCTGTGTGGGCAGGACATGTCGTTCATTTTTCCTTTTTTCATTTTTATTGGAGGTACTTGTGGGTTTGGTCCTCTTTTTGGTGGTGGCCCACTTGATACTCCTCCAGAATTGTAAGCTTTAAAATTAAAAAATTTTTTTGGTTTGAAGGTAGTATCTATTTTATCTGCTGTAACACACGGAGGAAAAGTTCCATCGGGACATTTTTGTTGAGCTTCGCTACCCCCTCCTCCTACTACCACAGGTTTTTTATTTGAAATTAATCCTGCATCTTTTTGATATTGTATACCCTCTTTACTCATTACATCTAATGGTTTATTTTCAGTTCTATAGTAGTCTCTTGTAATAGGCATTTTTTTTCCACCAATAAACATATTACCTTTTGCTCTTCTTGATCTATTTGCTTTAGTTAGGGGATCAAAAACAAGTTGTTTTGCTAAACTTAATGCTACTGAAGGACCTTGAATCTGAAGATTTGAAACTTTATTTTTTATAGTATTAAAAATTTTAGACCCTCCTCCTCCTTTGACGGTTTTATTATTTGAAACATTACCGCCCTCTCCACCTGTATCACCAGGACCAGGAGTGTATGAAGTAGATGGTACATTAAAATCAGATTTTGAAGCGTCCATTCCTCCACCTCTAAATTTTCTAATTTTTCTTTTCATTATTTACCTCCCCTTTTCTTTGCTCTAGCAATCTCAAGCTTCTCTTCTGCAATTCTAATTCTTTCTGCTGCCTGATCTTCATTATTTTCTAATTTCATTTTTTCAATATCAAGTTTTTCATCTATTTCATTTTCTCTAATTTCATTACCATTAAAATCTTGTTCTGATTTTCTTTGAAGATCCATTGCTTTCAAATCTAGTTCTCTTTCTTTCAATGCAACTAGTGGATCTTTCTGTTGACCCATAGCTTCACCTTGTGCAAGTTGTGTAGTTATCTCTGCAACTCTTTGTGCAACCATAGCATCTGTTCTAAGTTTAGCTGCTTCTGGATCTTGTTGCAACATCTGTTGAATTTGAGGATCCTCTTGAGTCATTGCACCAACTTCTCCTGTTGCTTGTAGTGCAACGTGCTCAGATATGTGTGCTTGTAGAGCTGAGTACACTTGAGGATTAATTTGAACCATTCTTGTAGACATAAAAGCTGCATGTGCAGCAATATGGGATGCATGGTCTTGAGTTGGGAATGCTTTTAATGGTTTTTGCATTAATGCTTCCATATTCTCTGTAGCAGGGTCTTTTGGAACTGGATTTTCTTGTGGAATAAGTAGTTGATCTATATCTTGAGTCCCTAATGCTTCATATACTCTACGATATGCCTCTCTCAAGTTGTGCATCATAGGATTCGACATAGCTATCTTTAAATTTTCGTTAGCAAGCGTTACTCTTTGTGCCATGCTCATGATATTTGGGTCGGCAACCGGTATAACATCTACTCTATCATCGAAATCAGTTTGTTTTACTGCTTGATCTGCACCATATACTGAATATGGATAGATAGGTGGTAGATATGTACCAAATACTTTTGATAATAGTCTAAATTCTCTACGCATTGAGTAGTAACATCGCTTGTGTATTGCACTCATGACCCTCGAACCACGCTCTAATAAAGATACAGTAGTACCAACAGCTCTATTTTGCAAATCATTACCTGTATCCATGTTAGTAATCGCTGCAAACTTCTGTCCTGCGTTAACAACAAAGCCCATTAATTGGTATAATGTAGCTGATGGCTCCTTAAATGGTAAAATTTGAAACTGATCTTTAATGTTTCCACCTGGTGCATCCACATCTCTGAACTCTCCTGGCTGAAATGGTTGGTCATCGTCTCTAATTCTTATACCTCTAGACTTAAATCCCGCAGGTAAGTTAGATAATGTACCTGCATCTAGTAATTGTCTTAAAGATTGTGTAGCTGTTCTAGATAATCCACCTATCATGTGGGTTAATCCAAAACCATAAAAGCCTAATCCTGGTAAAAATTTAAAATGTACAAAGTATTCTTTTCTTTTTTTAGTCTCATCTTCCATTGCGTAGTTACGATAGATAGATAAAACTTCTCCTGAACCTTCATCAATACTTATGATGTAAGGAACTTTAACTTCTTTTTCTGAATTAGTATTTTCAAACTCATCTAAATTACAATCAACGTGCATCTCAAGAACTGAGTATGAATATTGTTTATCTGTTGAAGGAGTGACTCCTTCTAACTCTTGATATTTTTTTTCAATCTCTGTGGGACCACTTGCAGTAGGTTTAAGTTCTACATCTCTATAGAATCCTGCTGCTTGTTTTTTAAGTATTTCATTTTCTCCCATTTTAATAACATGAGTAATTCTTTCACATTCCATTAAATCTGTAGTGTAGTATGGAACTACTAAATCTTCTGCAGGAATAAATTTAGATACTGCTCTCTGCATCACTTCATCATAATAAACTTTTTTAAATGCGGATCCTGCTAATGCTAAATAAAATAACAACTGATCAAATTCTGGAGTGTACTCTTCCATCTCCTCTGTAATCATATAGTTCATGAAATCTTGCACTCTTTGTGCTTGATTTATTTTTTCGTTATCCTCTACTCCAAGAACTCTAGTTCTCACAGGTCCTTGAGACGGGAGTAATTCTTTATAGGCTTGTGCTTGAAAGGATGTTACGGCTTCGGATAATAGTGGATGAACCACGGATGCCGAACCTTTGAACGGTCTAGTCATCTCCGTGTGTTTAATTCCAAGAAGATCTAAATTATTAGTGTAAGAAGTTTCCCAATCTTTTCTTGAGACTCTATCTTTTTTATAATCATCTAATAACTGATTAGACATTCTTTGTAGAACATCATCAGATAAATCTTCTGCAATATTTTTAAAAAAAGATTCAGCTGCATCAGCAAAGTCCTGAACTTTTAATTCAGGTTCTTCGCCTTCTAATTCAATATCTACTTCTTGCTCTTCAAGACTATCCGTCTCTTCAATTAGAGCTTTTTCAATTTCAGCCATCTTAAAATTTAATAAAGTTTAGTTGGTCTCATTCCGCCTTTAGCTAATCCGCCACCACGTGCTCTGATCATTTTACCTTTTTTGGCACCACCAAACATATCTAAACCAGAATTCTTTTTAGTTAAAGCATCGTACTGACTTTCAGATTTTGGCATAGTTGGTGAAAGCATTCCTGCTTCTTTTCTTTTCACAACAGCTTTATTTATTTTTTTTTGTGTTGCTTTTATCTTAGAAGCTTTTGCTTCTATCTCTCTTGGTAAAGCATCTTTATCAACAGTTGTCTTTGTAGTTTTACCAACAATATTTTTTGTTTCATTTCCAAGATCTACAACTCTTTTCTTAGCATTAATTTTTGATGATGATGGAGTCTTAGCTCCTGGAGGTGCTCCGATAGGAGCTGCAGTCTTTTGTGCTCCTAACATTTTAGATGCACTATATAACGCTATACCAGCGAGTGCAGCTTTCTTTAATTTTTTCTTAAATTTTGACATGTCTTCTCCTTTGATTAATAATATACGTATTTACGTTCCTTATAACTTTCAACCTCATCCTCGTCAGAATAAGTAGTTACAAAAGAACCTTGTCGATATCTTAACATAGCTTGGGTGGTGCTGTCCACATAATCGTCATGTTCTCCATGAGGAAACGCAGCACATTCTTCAATCACTTCTTGAGCCCAATGCTCGTCTCTAGGAAAATAAACCTGATCAGATTCAAATATTGGAGCACAGGCGTTGACCCGTGAGTGTTTGTCCTGTCCTCTTCCTGGTGTGTAATCCATAACAGGAATACCCATTCTTCTTAATTCTTGTAATAAACTTTGTCCACTAGCTTTAGCCTCAACTATAATTGTCTCTGGTTGCCAATATTTATATTGATCGAGTGCAACCATTTTTAATTCTGGAAAATCCCATTTACCTTTGATCGCATCAATTAACATAATAGCATCAGGCCCTGATTCGTGAGGCGTGAATATTCCCCATGTAGTAATAGCTGAATAGTCGGCAGTTTCTTTTTTACTGAACGCAGTATCATAAGATTGAATAACATGTTTTAACGCAGGAATATCCTTGGTCCACGGCTGCCACCATTCTCTTTTAAGAATTGCTCCCTCTTCTGAAGTTGGGTTTTGCATGTACTGTGCAGACCAATTTCTAATTGATATTGACGCTTTAACTTTTTCTAGTTCTTCTAGGTTCCAATATTCAGGCCACACGGGTTGTAAGTTATCTTCTTCTCCTAGTAAAGCTGGAAAAGAAATTGTTTCCCATTGGTCTGACTTAGGTTCATTTTGTGCTTTGATTAATCTACCTGTCAAATCATCTTGAGCCCACCTTGTCATTACAAGTACAATAGAGCCTCCTGGTTGTAGACGTTGTCTAGGACCAGATAGGTACCAATCAAAAGTTCTCTCCATAGCACTATCAGATAACGAATCTTGCTCCGTGTGTGGATCATCGATAATAAGTAAGTCCGCCCCTCGTCCTGTGATAGAACCGCCAACACCCGCTGCAAAGTATTCCCCACCTTGATTGGTCTCCCAACGTCCTTTTGCCTTACTATCTTCTCTTAGTCTAACATCCCCAAAGATCTGTTTATACTCTGCACTGTCAATTAAGTTTCTTACCTTCGCACCGAACCTTCCTGAAAGTTCTGCGTTGTGAGATACCTGCATAATTTTCATCTTAGGATTCTTTCCAATCATCCAAGCAGGAAAGTATATGGATGCAAATTCAGACTTAGTGTGTCTAGGAGGCATATTCACTATGAGCCTTCCTTTTTTATTTTTTGATATGTTAGTAAATTCGTGTGCTATATGTTGGTGGTGTCCCCATCTATCAGGATCACTATCGGTTCTGCAAATAAAATCTGGCCAAACATTCTTTACAAAATATAAGAAGTTATCTTGACATAATTTTATATGTTTCAACCATACTTTTTCGAGCCTCTCTCGTAATTGATCGGTGGTCAATAAATCTGTATCAGTCATCTTAATTTACTATACCCTTGGGTCCCCTTAAAATCTACCCCCTAATTCTACAAGACCGTACTACTTTTATCTGTCATGTTAGGTTTAGTCAATGTTAGGAAACTTTAATAAAATTTTC